AGGATGAAAATATTTATGGCGGGAAGCCCAATCGGGCGTATCAAAAGACATTTTTCTAACGTATTAATCATGACTTTTGAAGTCAAATAAAAATACGCTAGAAATCTATTTTTTTGCCGATGATAATGTCACGATATCTGCGGCAGGCCAATCAAGGCCATTTTCATCTTTTACAATAATGTTTCTAAGTTCGGGCCTTGTGAGATATGCGAGCTCTGGGGTGGCCCATTCCAGCCGTACATTTGACACAATTTCATCCTCTGCCTTTATATCAATTGTGTATAGACCTTTCGGCTGTGGATACAGAATACCAGCCAGCCAATGCCGTTCATAGCCGCGCACATGCATGGGCTCGGCAAGCTTGCACAGCGACATTTGTTGAAAGCACTCTTTGTGCACGTAATTGTTTTGAATCGGATCTAGAAGCAAAGATGTTAATGTGTTGTTCCAATGTTCCCAGGGGCCAGTATAATCATCTGATACCGACCAACGCATGAAGCAAATTTCTTCAGTATTACTGATAAAGGCGTGTGCGTTACCAAACCTTTTCTCTTTAGTTGTGAAATCACGCAGCACGATGTTTGGATGGTGTATATGCGCTTTACCAATGATGGGGATGGGCTCAGTCGTAAAGATGATTTGATACACGGTGCAGCCGCAAATTTCTGCGTATTCTTCGGCATCTTTAATCGTTATTTGTATTTTACTATGGATGTGACGCGACAAAGTTTCGGGCGTCACACCCTTTTCTTGCGCAACTTGCGCTTTGCTTTTGCCGGATTCGGCGATCATCTGATTCAGGTTATTGGGCATTTCTCCCATTCTCTACCACCTTGTCTTTTTATGTTAAACCCTTTTTATTAAGTATTGATATTGTCTTTTAGCGTCAAGTATTTTAGATTATTAAGTATGACACTTGATGAATTCAGAAAACAAAAGAACTGGTCATATTCACATTTGGCGCGGCAGCTCGGCGCGGCGCATGCAACTGTCGTGCGACGTTGGTGCCTCAAACAGTCACATAAAGATCATGTCAAACCAAACCCGCGTTTCATGTCAAGGATTGTCGTGCTTACGCAGGGTCAGGTGACGCCAAACGATGTTTATTTAAGCAAAGATCTATAAATGACTGAGGATATGCTGCAAAAATCGGTGGTTTCATACCTAAACGCGGCGCTGCCAAAAACCTGTGTTTTTCATCATAGCCCAAACGAGGGCAAAAGGCATATCAATTACATCAATCGATTAAAACAGCTCGGCACAAAGTTTGGCTGGCCTGATCTCGAAATCTTTGTGGATGCTCGATCAAGTCTTACGGATCGGCCAGAAGTTATTTTTATTGAGCTCAAGCTTAAACGCGGAGCTCTCAACGGCAATCAAAAAACCATCCGCGATAAGATCCAGGGCGCGGGGTTTCTTTGGGCTTTGTGTCGATCGATCGAGGATGTGCATAATGTATTGGCCGCGCATGTCAGATTGCGAGCTGGGCTATGATGGCGCATGTAGATCTTTGTTCTGGGATTGGCGGCTTTGCTCTTGGGTTTCAATGGGCTGGTCTGAGCAAGCCTGTTTTGTTCTGTGACACAGAAAAATGGTGCCGTAAGGTGCTGCGCAAGCATTGGCCTAATGTGTCGATTGCAGAAGATGTAAAGGAACTTGCCAATGACCCAGATGAACTTGTTCCAGATTGCAACATCCTCACAGCGGGATATCCGTGCACTCCATTTTCACTTGCCGGGGAGCGCAGAGGCACAGAAGATGACCGACATATCTGGCCGCACATATTTTCCATTATTCAAGCCAAACGACCCGCTTGGTGCGTTTTCGAGAATGTTTATGGGCATGTCTCTATGGGCCTCGACGAAGTGCTATCTGACTTGGAAGGGGAAGGCTACGCCGCAAGGCCGTTCATTGTTCCAGCTTGTGCCGCAGACGCTCCGCACAGACGAGACAGAGTCTGGATTATTGCCAGAAACATGGCCGACACCAAGGGCGAGCGAATACAAGGATTCGGGGCCGGTAGGCAGCAAGAGTCACATTCACATGCAAAAGAAGCAATATTTATGCGCGGCAGTGAAAGACCCAGATCAGCCGCGTGGCTCCCTGAACCCGCAGTGGGTCGAGTGGCTCATGGGATACCCCGAAGGATGGACAGAATTAAAGGATTAGGAAACGCCATTGTGCCGCAAATTGCACAGCGCATAGGCGAAACAATTAAGGCTACGCTATGAAAGAGCCGGTGTTCATCAACTGCAAACATTGCAAGGGCGTTGGCCAGCGCGAGCATTATTTTTTTATCACACATCCAGAAGAGTTTTCAGAAGGTGAGGCTGAGCCTGAGATGATCGAGTGCAGCGTGTGCAAAGGCACGGGCAAGGTGGTGCTGCATGAGGACTAATCCCTACAAACTGCCGAGCGGAAACGTGCTCATAAGCTTTAGCGGCGGCAGAACAAGCGGCTATATGCTTCATCAAATACTTGAGGCTAACGGTAGTTTGCCAAGCCGCTGCAAAGTTGTTTTTGCCAACACAGGCCGTGAAATGCCTGAAACATTAGACTTTGTGCAAGAATGCTCAGAAAGATGGAATGTTGCAGTCGAATGGTTAGAATACAGACGGCCAATGCCAAAATTTAAAGTTGTATCGCACAACAGCGCAGCGCGTAATGGTGAGCCATTCAAAGCAGCCTTAGAACAGCCGAAGATTTTACCAAACGTACATCGAAGATTTTGCACCCAAGAACTCAAAGTAAAGACGATCAAGCGATACTTAGTGAGCATTGGTTGGAAGCAATGGACAAATGCACTGGGTATCAGAGCTGATGAAGCAAAACGTGTAAAGGCATCAACAGAAAAGCGTTGGAATAACTGGTATCCGCTGCTTGTCAAAAATACTGTGAAAAAAACAATTATGACATTTTGGTCTGCGCAGCCGTTTGATTTGCGTGTAATGCCTGGCGCGGGAAATTGTGACGGTTGTTTTCTTAAAAGCGAAGCAACACTTGCAGCGATGTGGCGTGAATACCCCGAGCGCATGCAGTGGTGGGCAGACATAGAAAATTGGAAATCAAAGCAAATAAGTAAATCCTGTCATTTTCATGATACTCGAACTTTCGCCGAACTCGGTGATTTCGTAAGCCGTCAGGGTGATTGGATCTTTGATGATGCTGCATTTCTTTGCCAAGAAAACGATGGCGAGTGTACTTCATGAGGATTGAGGTGAAAATTGAGCATATGATCTGGACGCTGGATCATGATGATGAAAGCGCCTGGTTTTCCCTGCGCGCAGAGAATCAAAAGCAGAAGCTTTTTTCTGGCCCGATTCACATCGGGATGGCGCGTCAAGTGCTAAATCTACACCGAGAACTTAGAGATATAGAACTAAAGATTGCCGAGGGCTGTAATGAGTGCAACGGCAGCGGATGGATTGAGGTGGAACGGATGGTGCGTGTGTCTGGTGAGTACCAAGCATATGAGCCGGTTGGCGAGAAAGAGCGGTGTAAAAAATGTAACCCACTTGGAGTATGAGATGGAAATTGATAAAAAAATAAATTCTAAAGTAGTAAAAGAAATGCTCGGCGGTATAAGCGAGATGACTTTGTCGCGTTTTATCGGCGACGAAAATTATGCTTACATGAAGTTTCCCAAACCAATTTATATCAACCGGCGTCGGTTTTGGTCACACGATGAGCTGCAACAATGGCTTGAAAATCGACCTTCCAAAAAGCCTCAACAGCGTCGTGTTAATGGCAGATTTGTACAGAAAAGCGATGGGAGAACATCATGAATTTAAGCATTGATGAAACACAAACAATCATTCTGGCTCTGCGTGAATATCGTGAGCATTGGAACACAGAAGAAGAGATAAAACAGTTTAATAAGATTAACGCATTGATGCGAAAACATCAGGCGCTCCTGGGCAATCAACAGCTGACCTACGATTGTACAAACGGGCGCTGGGAAAAAAATAATTCTTAATATCGACACGAAATGATCCATTTTGCTTCATAATGCACGGTGGATAAAATAAGGGTATTGACTGATCTTTCACGGTGTTTTTAAAATCGCAAAGCGAGCGCACATGTACATATATGCGCTCATA